CATTGCTGACAACATCCATCGCGTTTCAACACAGCTTCTCTGATCTTACGCCAACGGCTTGTGCTCCCACCTTTCCACGCTCTTGACATCAATGCCACCCATGCTTTCGCCAATGAGCCAATGCGCCATTGCATATCTTGCCTTGATATCTGTGATCGATATAGCGCAATGTCCAATCAATCATGCGATAGCCATCTAGGTTGCGATACTTAATGTTGCGCATCTGACCTAATCCAAAGTGATTGCCATTGGGATTGATTGCTTCCACACGCCAATTGGATTCCTTTGTTATTAATATGTCAAAGCACTTCATCTCTTTCCAATTAACAATGCGAGAGTGTGCATATAGCTTCAATGAATCAATTGATGGTTTTTTTGTTGCATCTTGTGTGGCACTTGCCGGTGTTGTGAATACAACACATAGCACGGCCAATAGCACCAAGCATCGCTTGCGAGCTATCCGCCTCAGCGGCTCGCCCACGAGCATGGAGCGTACCGAACCACGCAAATACATTGCAACATTGAGCGTGCTGTTGGGCGTTGCGCACAGCCTGTGGATGAAGCCTGTGGATAACTTATGCATCCTTACCCCATCCAGTACCTTTGAAAGTGATGCCGGTGATGCTGTAAATCCGCTCCATAGTCAAGCCGCATTTGCTGCAATTGGGAGCAGCTACATCACCATCTGCATTGATGTCACGATTGATTCCATAAGTGGTATTACACAACGAGCATTTGAATTCATAGTAAGCCATCACTTAACTCCTCAATCCTCTGATCATCAACGATCTTGATTCCAAATGTGCCACATCCCATGCATTGTGCGAACCACTCATGAGCTGTGAGTTCAGCACCTTTTTTCAGCCCATGGCGTTGCTTTGGCTTGCCATAAAGCTTTTTGCAAATTGAACAATCAAATTGAAGGATGTGCATAGTTGCTCCGCATCAATGTCTCGATTGGTTGTAGGTTGATCTGTGGCACGCTCCAATTGTTTTGTGATGCGTTTCGATAGCGTGGTTTCTTAGCTACGGCTACCGGCATCCAGCCAACAATGTGCATCTTTGGTGAGTTACCTGTAACAAGTATGGCAATGTCGCGATCATGGCGATCTGATTCCTGAATCCACAAATTCGATGCTGGATTAGGCGACCATTTCACCTCGATGTGCTCGCCCACATCGGCTTTGGATTTGTCCCATGTGATGCCTGGTGTGTACTCATATCCCAAAGCTTTTGCCACAGTCCACTCAGACACCATTGATTCAGCGTTTTGTGCAACATATTCAAACCATGACAGATTGCGCACGATTCGTGAGCTGTGATCAGCTGATCGATCATGACAATGTGAAATGGCTGCAATCATGCATTGCACTTCCTCGATGCGGTCAATCATCGGCAATCACCACAAAACCAAATGATGTTATCCGTTTTGTCATAGCCTTTTTGGTATCCGAATTTGTCAAATTTCTTGAGCTGTGAGCATTTGTCACATTGCTCGATTTTGTACTCGGCAACGACTTCACCATTGAGCAACAATTTAGCTGTCATGCTCTGTGGATAGATGATCTCTGAATAGTCAGCCATAATCACACCTGCGGCTTCCATGTGCCATCGCTTGTGAATACATACCACAACGGATCGCATTGATCCGGCTTTTTGCCTACGCATGAATAGTTGGCCCAATCTTTACCGGTCTTGGCCGATGTCCCGGTGCGCCAGACACGATGGCCATGACGGCATTGTGGTGCCTCTTGTACAAGCTCACCACCCAATTGCTTGGCAATCTCATCCATCGATGATCCGAGTGATGGGATTCCGGCTTGCTCAGCTTCTCCAGCTGTTTTGTAGCTTGGCACATCACCAAATTTGGTTGTCCAATAGTCATAATCTTGAGGTTTTGTTGCATCATTGACTTTGACTTGCTCCATGGTTTCTTTTGTGGCTTTTTCTGTGCCGCCCAAAACTAAGGCCATGACTCTCATCAAAGCTGAGGTTGTCGTATCCTCGCAAAACCAGCGTTTCATGTTTGGGTTGTATGCCTCACGATAGCCGAAAGCGTAATCAATGCCGGCTGGCTCTGTTTCCTCTTGATTGCGCCATGCCTTGGCTTGTACCAGCACATAGCCTTTTTCAGCATTGAATTCGATTATGTGCGCCTCAAGCCGGCCATTTGGAAATGTGCGCAGCCATCGATCTGTGCGCTCTTTGTTGCCTTCGTAGTTTTCTAGAAATCCGGCCATTAGTTGCTCACCTTACGATCAGCTGAAACAGCATGGCGTGCGACAGCGCGGCCGCGTGTATAGCCTTGTCGCTGGCCTTCCTTAAATCCGACCGCGTAGCTCATGACAGCCCAAAAGGCTCCAGCGATGATCATAAAGATCACAATTGATAATTCGTTCATTGTATTGCTCCCGTTTCGGGAACTACTGTGTTTCGCTCCCAAATAAAGAGTGACAGGCTAAACAGACAAATTCAACAATCACGCTTAAATCATGGCGTGTCGCTACCAGATAAACGCCTCTCAATGGCTTTCTCGTACTCTGACTTTTGCTTGTCTTTGAGGCCGTTAGATGCTAAGACCCCACCCAATGACCCGGTGAGAAAGATTGCCAAGGTTTTGAGCAAATCAATGAAAGCTGCATCATTGGGAGCTTGTGCCCCAATTGGCTGTGTCACAAAGATCAACGCGTAAGTGATGCCGAGAGTTACGATTAAAAACACAATCGACAAAACCGCACCAATGAGAAACATCAAGCGAGCTTTGATTTCTTCTTGGCTCAATCTGTCTCTGTGTTTAGAACCCATCGCCAACCAAATCTTCTGAACAGGTACCAGTCACCTTGCATTGCGGTTTTTGGCACTCCTTGTTTTCCCAATTTTCATGCAATTGGCATGGGTATCGCACCCATCCATCGTAACCACAGGCGGTAAGGCTTAGCGAAAGGACAAAGGCCAAGCCCACCGCAAGTGATTTCCGGATCATTTCCCCGTTGATCCAAAAGCTGTATCAGCTGGGTTTAACCATCGCAAAACGACAGGCACGACAGCTGCAACGCCACCCATTGCCATCGCCTTGAGATCGCCACCAGCCATGTACACGGCCAAAGCTGCCGCGATGTAAGAGCGGCCCCATGAGGCCGCCATTGCTTTGAGTTCGTTCATTTCTTTTCTCCTTTTGGTCGTTCTGGCAATTCACCAGAAAAAGGCTCATAAGCTGGTCGGCCGTAACCCACCACAAATGAGCGTGCTCCCAAAGCTCTTGATTTGACCATCACTTCTCCACCATTGCGCTGATCTCCACCGCCTGATGTGTTGCCTTCAATAGTGACAATCTGTTTTTCTGAACAGCGGATTACCAACCCAATGTGATTGATCGTAGTTTTGTCATCAATGATGAAATCAAAGAAAACAAAATCACCAATCTTTGGTGTGGTATGCCATTGCTTGGCTTTCTGAAATGCCTCAGCTCCAGCTCGCGTGCTGACCACATTTGGCACTTTGACACCGGCTTGATGGGCACACCAATTGAGAAATGAGCCGCACCATGGCAGCTTGTCGGCTTTCATAAATTTGCCGTACTTAGTCTCATTGTTGCCGGTTTCAGCTGTGCCAACCTCAGCGAGCGCAACCTGTATCAAACGCGGCAATGTGCCTTGTGGAAAAGTCATGACAGCAAGAGCTTCGCTTCATCAGCTGTAATGCCTAGTTTTTCTAGAATCAAGGCTTTGGCTATTTCTTTGTCTTGTAATTCTTTTTGTCTAGCCGCAATCTTAACTCTTTCCGCTTCGACTTCTGCAATTTCCTCAGCCGTGTATGGTCGGATTGTTTCTTCACCCGTTAAAAGATTTACGATCTTTTCATTTAATGTCAAGTTATGCTCCATAAACATACACCGTTCCTTCGTCTAGATTACCCGTATTACAATTGATAGAAATTGAGCTAATAGCTGATGTGCCTGCGTAGTTTCCTGAAAGAGCTGTCGAATAAGAGGCGTTGCCTCTAGCCCAACATGTCGAGCTAATAGGTTTTCTGCCCGATGTATTTGTGCCACTTATTAAAACAGATGCATAAATGTCGTCGCCTCCGCCACCTGTGTTTCCTTGGACTCCTAATAACCATTGAGCTCCATTGATGGTTTGTACTCGAATCGATCCAGTTCCTTCTATGTGACCGAGTCCCATGTAAGAATAATTGCTGCCGCTATCGGTATTTAATCTCAATCTAATGTCTGCGCCAGCGGTATCAGTTCCACCATCTTCGACAAAGATGTAAAGCTGATTCTTTCCAGAAATGCCAGAGACCGTAACGGTTGCCGATCCAGTCAAGGTCGCTGAACCTAGTAATTGAAAATTCGGTGAAGGTGCAGCTGGTGTTTCCCAAGCTGGAACGCCGCCAGTAACAGTCAAGATTTGACCCGTCGAGCCAATTCCGCGACGAGTAAATGTTCCCGATCCAGTTCCGTAAATTAGATCGCCATTTGTCGTAATTGTCGTAGCCATGGAATTTGTAATAGTTACATCACCCGATGTGCCACCACCTGAAATACCCGTGCCGGCTGTAACTGCGGTGATGTCTCCGGGTGCAGCCGTCTGCCAGACAAAATCCATGTCGGTGTTTGAATTTTTTGCAAGGATTTGTCCTGTCGTGCCGCCTTTAAGATCAGCCAACGATGTATCGACCGCCTGACCAAATACCTCAAAATCGGCTGGCAAATCCGTGACCAAATCTGTGGCCGTGGGCATTTGCCAATTAAAATTGCTCGTTGGATTGCTCATGTTTTCTCCTTACGCCACAATCGTGGCATTGATCCAATCCAGAGTTGGATTGACTGTGTTCCATGCTTCAACAATCGGCACATCGTTCCAACGCATTGCCTGTAAAGAAAATGCAATTGGTGAGACGATCATTGAAATGCTGACCTGATTGTATCTGGCCGAAAATGTCCAGCCTTCAACGAAACCCAGAAAATCGCCCGAATTCATGTTCAGCGGCAGATTGGCAATGTTCACCGGCATACCCATGAAAACCCCAATTAAGGCATCGCGGTCGGAATCATCGATCTCTGGGTTTGTCAGCTCAAAAGTGATGTTATTGAAATTAAACTGCGGGTAAGCTCTTAGGCTGAGATAAAAATCCGCTTGATCCTCAGCATCGACTTTTTTCTCCAATGTCGTGCGGATTATTTGAGCCAATTGGCCGAACAAAGCAATTGACGTTACATCGCTGGCAGATTCCTCTGAGGATGATGTGGCTCCGTACTGGATCGTGATTGAGTTTCTGACATCACCTGCGCGTTGCTGGATGCTTAATCCTGATGCCAAAGCATGATTTGCTGTTAGATCAACATAGCCGTTTAATGCCAAATAATTGGTGCGATGTGTGCTGTCTGCGTACCCGATGCGGCCTTGAGCATCCTCGAAAATGTAGCCCAATCCTGATGTGGCTAAAGCTGAGACTAAGGAATAAACATCTGTGCGTGAGCTTGATCGCGATGCCAATTCATAATTGCCTGGACGATCAATTTCACCCAATCCTGAATTTTCGGCATCTTGCCATTGAATAGTTGGATCATAAGTTGCCCATGTTGTAGCTGCTGGAACCTCTTGCCATGTGTCAAACAAAACGGCTTGCAAAACATCATAAATTTGATCTCCATCAAAATCTTTAGAAAGCACACCATCGGTCAATGCTTTTGGCAATCTAGCCAAAGCACCCAAAGCAATAATAGTGATGCGCTGTGCATAATCGACTGAGCCAACTTCGGCCACAGCAATGCCGACTTCAACAACCGAGCCGCCAAAGATTGGAACAAATGTAGAGGTTGAATCTTGCAATTCGATTGTCAGCGAATCATTGATTTGGATTGGAACATTGGATTGATCAAGGTTGATAATTTCTAGATTTGTGTAACCGGCCTGTGCTTGCTCATAAATGTTTGTGCGACCGCTGGTAATCGTTAAATTGGCTAAAATAGCCGTTTGGTATTGAACACCACCAATTGTTACACGCCAAATTGGGTTGAATAATGTCATGGCGATGTGACCAAAGCACCTGCACCACTTGTGCCGCGATAATAGGAGTTATTGAGAGTGTCCACAATTGTCCGGGCTGTGCCTTCCGGATCGGTCGTGATTCCATTGAAATTGATCGTGATTCGTTCAGCTGTTGAAAGTCCACCTGTGGCCGCTGCTCTAGCTGCGGCAGCTGCGGCGCGAGCTTGTCGCAATCTTTCGGTTTCCTCTTGCAATGCGATGCTTCTCAATACCGCTGCCTGTTGTGCAGGTGAAATTGAGGAAATATCTCGTGTGCCACCTTGTTTTGATGTAACTATAATGGGTGTTCCGGCACCGCCTACACGGCCACCTGATCCATCCTCGCCGCCAAAAACCAAACCTTGGCTTTCTCCACCGCCACCTGTACTGAAACTTGCGCCCGATGTGCCACCACCACCAAAGAAAAACCGTGTCACAGGATTGTCTTTGATAAAATTCACAAATTCTTTAATTTTGGTGATCGTGTTAGAAATAAATCCGACCAGTTTTGAAAAGCCGGTGACAAGCACGCTGACAACTGTGCCGATGCCTTCCAATGCTGTTTTAAAAGCACCGCCCAAAAGTGGTGCAAGATTGTCTTTGACAAATTCCCAAAGCTGTTTGAGAAAACCAATAAATGGTTTTAATTCCTCAGAATTGTCTGAAAGTGCTTTTTTGATTTTATCAAATGCAGCTTTCAAACCTTCAAGAATTGGCCCCACAACAGATCCGATTGCTGGGATTACTTCATTGTAAAGAAACTTCCACCATGATGTCAGAATTGGCAAAAGATCATCGCGAATTACTTTGACAATTTGGCCAAATGCTGGCCCCAATGTCTTGCCCAAATTGCTTGCAAAATCTTGGATTGCCGGGATGCCTTTGTCCACAAATCCGCTGATCAATGGTGTGAGCGCATCAAGTACATACGATCCGACAGTTTCTTTGGCTTCATCAAATGCGACAGTCAGCCGCGCCATTTTGCCTTGAAATGTCTCAGCTTGCTTTGATGCCTGACCTTCAAAAGTCTTTGAGAGTGCAGCTGCGGCTGCATCAAAATCCTTTGACTTGATGATTGAATCATCTATGCCCACACCCAACCGCTTGAGTGCACCCAAATTTCCATCGTATGCCTTGCCTAAAGCCTCAGATACAGCTGAAAGGTCTTTACCTGTGCCGGCTGCAATGTCCAAAGCCAATGATTGCAATTCCTGTGCTTTGGTCGCATCTTTGGTCGAACGGATCAACCGATCTAGCGATGGCCTTAACTGGTCATCGGTGATGCCGTTAGCCAATGCTGTTTGTGTTATGTAATCCTCAACGGCTTTAATTTGCTTGGTTGTTGCACCCGTAACATTTTCCAATGTGGTTGCCAATTTGGCTTGAGCGGCTTCATCCTCAATTGCAGACTTAACGCCATCGACCAGCAATGTGCCGGCATAAGCTGCGGCAGCTGCGCCAGCTACGGCAAAAGCTGCACCGGCTTTCTTAGCAAATCCACCGAGTTTGCCACCAAATCCATCAACCTCATTTGATCCGGCATTGAGATTCTTTTTCAGGTTGTCAATGTCAGCCAGAATTGAAAGCTTGAGTGTTCTACTTTGTCCGGCCATCACCACTCCTTCAAAATCTTAGTAAATGCAGCTTCCCATTGAGCGATGATGTGAGGTTGCTCAGCTCTCAATGTTGGATAAATAAAGTATCCTCTTGATCCGCGACCTTCACGACCAGACCACACCGGGAATTGTTTGA